TTTTTAATTATAGTTGGTCATTTTACTATAGTTTAGAAAAAAATCACTTTTTATAACTAATATATACACTAAGAACTAATAAATTATATAGAGACAAAAAATAATATAATATATAAGTTATAATTTGTCAGACAAATTAAATAAAAAATAATATAAAAAGATGGCATTACCACATTTTACACAGGTAAAAGGAGGAGGCTCACCAGGTGGTCCAGGTACACTTCCAGATGAAGTAGTATACCTAAACCTATTTGAGATTACTTTTATCTTACCAGTAATATTAACAGCTCAAGGAAGAGACCCAATTTTATTGTTACAAAATGCAACTAAAATTGATATGAACTTAACTGAATTCGATGTTGCTGCAAAAACACAAAGATTCAAATATTCAACTAGAATGTTTATGGCATCACCTACTAAAACAGATGGTACTCTATCTATTCCAATTCAGGTGAATGTTAACCAAAATGGTTCTCTGGAAACTTGGAATACAATGAAAGCATGGTACGATTTAGTATTTAACTCTCAAAATGGTGGTCTTCACTATAAGAGTGATATTATTGGTACTATCATTGTTAATCAACACGATAAAAAAGGTGTTGTATTAAGACGTGTTACTTTCCAAAACGTACAAATTACAAAATTAGCTGGTTACTCACTTGACTGGTCATCAAACAACATCATTGAATCTTCTCAAGCCGATTTCGTTTATGATTACTTCATTGATGAGTATATCGACCAAAACTTTGGTATTAATCCACCATTAGTAGACGGATATTAATATTTAACAATATAATTAAAAACTCACCAATGGTGGGTTTTTTTATTTTAAACTAGGAAGCATAAAAAAACCAGTATAAATACTGGTTTTAATTTTTTACATACTTGGCATATTAAAATTTCCCATATTACCCATATTTGACGCATTTTTCATCATCGAGTTGGTATCTGGCATACCTTTTTGTTGTGATTCTTCATCTTTCTTTCTATTCGATTCCTCTTCTTCCATAATTTCGTTAACTAACTTAACATTTTCTTCCAACATCCAGAATGGCCAATTATCCATAGCCCACTCTTGTGTGTGGAAATGTTTCTGTAATAGTAACTTATTCTTTAATATATGTTTCAAAGGCATCATGAATAACGAAAATACCTGACGCTCCGTTGGGAAATTGCATGTCCGTGTGGACCTCCTCACCACACTCACACACTTTCTTTAATTCTTTAATACCAAAAGTCATCTTACTAACAGCACCATTTAAGAATTGAAAAGAGATATCATCCATATCTTCAAAATCTTTTAATTTAGCTTTAATACCATCATAAGTTATTGCTGATCTACCAGCCAACATAAATGGAATAATTTTCAAGAACGATAAGTTAGGTGTTCTTTTTTCATTATTTTCTTTAACAATATAATCAGTAAATGCCTTTTGTAATCCAATGTTTGGTGGAGTTAATTCAAAAGTTTTACCATTAACGGTCTTAAAGTTATATGTTCTACTACTTTGGTTAAAGTATTTATCTAGTTTTTCATCAATTTCATGAAAGTGAAAAGTATCTCTTTTCAACTCTAAAGAGACATCAGTTGAACAACTAGGACATTTAGCCGTAACAGCTAAAGAGTTTCCTTGTTGGAAAGTTAATTCTCTAATTAAGAAAATTAAAAATAATCTATCTTGGTCTTTAATCTCCAAAAAAGATCCTAATTTTCCATCAGGAAATTTAATTCTAACACAAGACTTCAAAATGTCATTCATTTTCTCAATAATATCATAGAAGTTTTCATCATCAACCATCGAATAAGCTTGAATCTCTTTAACTTGAGCTGGTCTAATCATAAAGAGTGTACCAGTTGGATAAAATTGACCACAAGGCAATTCTCTAATATCAAAATTAAAGAAATTTAAATCATTTGTTCTTGTGTTATCAACAACAGGTTCCGCAAAAGGAATATCTGAGTTAACAGATTGTTGTTTACCAGTTTCTAAATCAGAAAGGTGTCTTTTTAAGTAGTCTTCTTCCGACATTTCCTGTTTTTGATTGTTATCTGACATATTTGTTATATTATTTTTTTATATTTTATATATTAGTTATATTATTCTCTCTATTATACTAAATAATAACAAATAAGTTTATTTAAAATAAAAAATCCCTCATTTCTGAGGGATTTTCATTGATTTTTATTTAATTCTTATGAGTTGATGAATCCACCCGCACTGATTGCTCCAGTTCTCAAGATTGTAATGTTATTTACAATAACACCCATACCCTTGATTGGTTCAACATATGTATCAAGAACACCAATTTGGTTGTCAATGATTTCAGCTGTGTTGTTTTCATCATCCATTTTATTAAAGTAGTTAAATAAACCATTCTTACTTACATAAGTTTCACAGATAACGTCTGCTCTAAGTTTAATTTCAGCTCTAATATCAGGAGTGTTAAATTTCCATTGGAAGTCTAACAACATTCTTGATAATTCTCTTTCAAGTTCAATCAATACCTCTCTAACGTGAATGTAAGAAAGTGCTGATTTATAAAGAGTTTGTCCAGTATTTTCAGTTTCGATAACGAATCCTCTGTTTCTCTTGAACACTAATGGGTTCATTTGAGCCACATTTAAGAACTCGATGTCACTTGGAGTAAAGTCCATTTCAAGACTATTGATATTTGTAATTCTACCATTAGTAACACCAGCAGCGATAGTCCAAGGAGTAACACTACCAACATTAGAAATGTGTTTTCTCATATAAGTTGTAGCTACATAAGATGCTGGTGGGAAGTCAATTGGTCTACCATTATCATTCACAACAACATAAGGTGTAAAGTAACCCACACAAGTTGTTCCAGCTCCATCTCCAAATGTGTAAAGGAAAGCTGGATTACTTTCAGGATCACCACCTTTAGCAACATACTCTAATTGTAAAACACCTTCAGTATTAACAAATGTTGGAGAAGAAGAGTTCTTAAAGCTTCTTAATGAAGGCATATTTAAGAATCCAAATGCGTCTAATCTATCCCCACAAATATCAACTAATTGTTGTTTAGATCTTTCTGTTAATCCTAATCCAAAAGAGTCAATTAAATATCTAAAGTCGATTGCTTCTTTATTTGTTAACGCTTTGAATAAAGGTGTTCCCTTTGCTACTAAGTTAAGAACTTGATTTTGTTTAGTTTCAGTTCCATCAGGTAAAGAAGCATTTCTGATTCTAAATCCTTTAAGTGAAATTGCTTTGTATGTAGTAGCATATTGGTCGATTGTTACAAATCTTGTAGTTTGTAAGTCACCACCATAGTTATAAGTAGCGATTCTAGAATCACAAGTAACCTCTGTTAATGAAGTATCACCAGCATATTGTCTTTTACTTAAAACTCTTGTTAATTTTCTTGGGAACTCACCAGTTTGTAATAAACTAGAATCATAATAAGCCTCTAAGAAATCACCAACTTTAAGTTCAGTGTATCTTGATCCATCAACTAATATTTTGTTAGGAACTTGAACATATCCAGCTGGTACCTCAATCTCTATTGTTTGAGTGAAGTTTGATTTTTCTGACTGAATATAAAAAGTGTTATTTGCTTTTACATCAGCGTCAGAATCATCACTATCAGCTAATGTAACATCTAGGAAATCAACTGTCAAATTAGAACTGTTATCAAGATACATTCTTAAATAGTGTTTAACAAGATAATCATAAACTAAAGTAACTGGATTCTCTTCTATTAATAAGTCCTCTCCAACCACTTCTTCGTTTACTTGATATGCGTACCAGTAATCACCAGCTGTAGAAGCATACCCTAACTCATCAGCTAAAGTAGTAGCATTATCCAAAGGATTTACAGAGTTAGCAACAATTGTAAATGTACCAACATTATCAACTGAATTAGGGAATAATAATACTTCATTTACTTGAAGATCAACACCTGTTAAAGGAGTATCAAATCCACTAGTTGTAGTATTAAATAAAATGTAGTTATAACCAGCGTATGATGATGTATTACCAACATTAGCACCAGATGTAGCTGATTCTCCATCTAAGAATGTAACACCAAATGATTCACCAACATAGTTATTTACAGTACCACCAGAATTAACCCACAATCTATTATCATAGAAATAATCTTTTGTATTAATGATACCATCATAGTATTTGTTATAGAAGTTAGAATACTTAGCAACAACACCATATCCTGAAGGAAGAGCAACCGTATCTTTAGTAGTAACACCTTCTATACCAAGTAAAAACTCGTTATCTGATGTATAAAGTATAAACATACCTAATTTTATATCAGCTAATTCTAATGAAGTAAGTGTAGTATTTAACTTAAATGATTTATTATCAGTAGTTGAAGTAACTATATCTGATATAGTAACATTTTCAAAGCTATATTTTTTCTGACTAGCAGCATCCAATAACATTGTTATATAGTTTTTATTAGGACTATCAATTATGTTAACTAATCTATTGCGTAGTTTGAACTTTCTCCACTGTTCATAGTTTTTAACTGAAGATGTTGTATTAGTACCAGGAAATTCAACTTTAATAACACCGGTTGAAGTTTCTGTGATATAATAATCATCAGTAGATGCCGTACCAAAACTATAGTCAACATAACCATTAGTATTAATAGTAACTTCATTATAAGTTATTAAACCAGTACTCACAAAGTAACCATTTTTAAGTTTGAAGTCAAAATAACCAAGAACTACATCATTAGAAGCAACAGTAGGATTAGTATCAGCAGTTGTTGTACTAGCCACAGACATCTCACCACTTGAGTCAACTATGAAGGTTGATGTATAAGAAGCGGTAACACTTGTTACAGCATAATCACTAGAATTTACTGTAAGTGTTGCCGTAGCCGAAATCGGAACATATGTATCACCAATAACCACATAAGCACCATCATTAACATTAAATGTAAATGAAACAGATTGTGTAGCATTTGATGTTGTACCAGAAACTGTACCAAAAGTAGGAGTAGAAGAGTTTAACTCAACACCATAAACAACACCTTCAGAGAACCAAGAGGTTCTATAATTAGAGTTATAAACAATACCAGAAGTTGTAGAACCAACGTTTGTAGCTCCGTTACCAGGACCATATTGAAACGCATGAGGATCTTGACTATAAAATCCGTATCCTGACCAAGATCCTCCTAACATACCAGTAACATTACCAGGTAAGTCAAGTGGTGTGTTTGTAATTTTAATTGACTCAGCGATTGTTTCTTTATAAGAAAGGAAATCAACTGCTGTTTCTTCTTGACCAACTAATGTATTACCCAACAAGTCTAATAAACCTGTATAGTAATCTTTCTCAACTAAATCTGAATTGAATGCACAGAATAAACCAGTTGAGTCAGTGTCTCTATTTATAGTTGTTTCAATGAATATATTTCTACCATTTAAATCTCTAAAGTAAGGAATTAAAG